GATAGCAGGTATGTATCAATTAACCCAAGCTATGTCAGCAGGTAAACTTCAAGGTGATGAATTTAGAAGTGTGATGGAAAATGCCCCAATGCTTGCACAGGCTATAGCAAAGTTTACTGGAAAGTCAACAGGTGAGTTAAAAGTAATGTCCTCGAAAGGGACAATAACAGCGGATATAATTAGAAATTCTTTATTTGCTGCAGCTGACGATATAAATGCAAAATTTAAAACTATGCCAATGACATGGGGAGAAATAGCAATAAGTATTAAAAATAAAGCAATTATGGCTTTTGAACCGGTTCTTCTAAAAATAAATGAAATTGCAAACTCACCAGGATTTGGTGTCTTAGTCAATAATATTGTTAATAGCTTTACTACTATTGGATTAATTATATTATCCATAATTCAGATAATTTCAAGCATTGCGGGTTTTGTACAGAGTAATTGGGGGGTTATTTCTCCTATTATTTGGGGCATTATCGGAGCACTTATTGTTTATAATGCCACAATGGGAGTTGCTTGGTTTACTACTTTAATAACTACTGCAGCTAAGGTTGCACATACTATTGCATCTTGGGCAGAAACAGCGGCTATATTAGCGTTAATAGTTGCACAAGATGGATTGAATGCTGCATTGGCTGCGTGTCCTATAACTTGGATTATTATTGCAATAATAATATTAATAGCAATTTTCTATGCAGCCGTTGCAGCAGTAAATCACTTTGCTGGCACAAGTTATTCAGCAACAGGTATGATTTGTGGAGCATTTGCAGTAGCAGGGGCATTTATAGGAAATATAATTATTGCAGCTATTAATCTTATAATTGATGCATTTGCATTGATTTGGAACTTTATAGCAAATTTCGCTGAATTCTTTGCTAATGTATTTAATGATCCTATTGGTTCGATAATTCGGTTGTTTTCAGGGATGGCAAGCACAGTTCTTGAAATTCTAGCAGGAATAGCTAGTGCTCTGGATACATTGTTTGGTTCGAATTTAGCAAGTGCCGTAAGTGGTTGGAATGATAGCTTACAGGGTTGGACTAATGAAGTTGCAGGTGAGGCCAAGATAAAAGTAGAAAGAATCGATCCAAGTTCAATGCATCTTAATAGATTGGATTATGGAAATGCGTGGAATGGTGGATATTCAGTTGGGCAAGGATTTGAATCAAAAATTGGTAATATGTTTAATGGTTCAGGTATAAATGATATGGGTGCAGGAATAGACACAAGTAAATTCGGTTCTGATTTAGGTAAAAATGCAGATTCTGGGGCAAAAAGTCTTAAAAATATAGATGATAAGATAGATGTTTCTAATGAACATCTTGAAATGCTTAGAGATCTAGCAGAAGAAAAGAGTATTCAAAATTTTGTTACTTTAACACCAACTGTACAAGTTACTACAGGTGATGTAAGAGAAGAAGCTGATATAAATAAAATTATATCTCATATAGAGAATTATATGGAAAATGAGTTGCAAAACAGTGCAGAAGGGTTGTATGCATAATGTATAAGATGTATTTAGGAATCAATGATGGTGAAGAAGGTTTTATAATTCCCTATCTTCCTGAAAAGATTGAATTAACAGAAGGTGGAGATAATAAAACCTATAATATTATAAATGTTGGTGAAGTTAATGTAATAAATCTACCTAAGTTAACTAGTATATCCTTTGAAAGCCATTTTCCCTTAAATGGTGATTCTGAAATAGATTCAGAAGAATTATTCAATCCGATTTTCTATGTTAATAAAATCAATGAGTGGAGAAGTAAACTTCAAAAAATAAGATTCATATTTACTGGTGGGCCATTAGAAATTAATGACCTTTTTTCTATTGAGAATTTTAAATATGAAGAGCATGGTGGAGAGGTTGGGGATATATATTATTCTTTAGAGTTAAAGAGATATAGGCCTTATTCAGCTAGAAAAGTAATTGTGCAAACAGTTACAAATAAAGATTTAGCAGGGGCTCCAATAGTTGTAGCTACACCTGCAGCAAGAGTAGAAAATCCACCAACTCCTAAGGAATACACAGTGGTTGAAGGGGATACTCTTTGGCATATAGCTAAAATGTATTTAGGTGATGGTAGTAGATATCCTGAAATTGCATCATTAAATAATATATCGAATCCTGATTTGATTTATCCTGGTCAAGTTTTTAAAATTCCGGAGTAAGGAGGGCCACATGAAAATAGAATTATTAATTGATGATAAAAAAGGAAATATATTTGATATATCTGAATTAATAGAAGAAGTTACATGGAAAACTAAGAGAAAAGATAGTCCTTCTAGCTTAGAAATTAACTTATTAGAAGACAAGCAAGTTACTGTTAGTAATGGTAATGTTATTAGTTTTAAAGTAGACAACAATAATGTGTTTTATGGATATATATTTAAAAATAGTGGAGATAGTAGCCCGGAGATTAAATTTACTGCTTATGACCAAATGAAATATCTTATGTATAACGATGTTTATGTTGGTGTAAATAAAAAAGCTAGTGAGATCATTCAGGAAATATTGAGAAATCTTGAATTAAGAATTGGTACTATAGAAGACACGGGTTATGCAATTCCAACAATCCAGGAAGATGATAAAAAGTATTTAGATATTATCTATAGTTCGCTAAATAAGACTGTAACCGCAACAGCTAAAACATTTGTATTATATGATGAATATGGATCTTTGAATCTTAAAGATATCAATAGTATGAAACAAGAGATTGTAATATCTGATGATAGTAATCTAGGTAACTATGACTGGGAAAATTCAATTGAAGAAAGTTATAACAGAATAAAATTTGTTAGAGATAACGAAGAAACAAAAGGTAGAGATGTTTATATTGCACAAGATTCTGACAGTATTGCTAAATGGGGTAGATTACAACTATTTAAAAAGGTAGATGATAAATTAAATAAGGCCCAAATCGAGGAAATGGTTAATGGTAATCTAAAATTGAAAAATAAAGAAACTAGGAAACTTAAACTTAAAGATGTGCTTGGAACCGAAACAAGTCTTGATGTAAAGCTTAGAGGTGGTGCAGGTGTATATATTGATATAAAGAAAAGAAATATAGCTCAATATTTTTTAATTGAAGAAGCTACTCATAAATTTTCTAAGAACGAGCATACAATGAATTTTGATTTAAAGGTGGTGTAAATTATGCTTGATATAATTAAACAAGCTAGTATGAATGCATTTAATGCTAGTAATCCATTAGATATTGAATTTGGAACTGTAGTTGATAATGTAAATTTAACAATAAGGATAAATCAAAAAAGAATACTATCAAAAGAATTTTTTATAGTACCTCAAAGATTGACTCGATATGTTAAAAATTTAATACACACTCATACATGTCCTCATGGTACAACTAGCGAAGCTCTTTTTAAATTAGTAATAAGGGAAGGTTTATTAAAAGATGATAATGTAATTCTTCTAAAAATAGAAGGTGGTGCAAGATATATTATATTAGATAAAATATCAGAAACCCTAGAAGAAAGGACAATTGAACCATGAGTGATGTTAGTATATTACCTAAAGGGGCTATTATTAATGAAAGTTTATCTATTGAAGAGAAAATTCAGCCTACTAAAACTCATAAAATTGAGAATGGGAGAATTGTTGGTTTTTGCGATGATAAAGAGTCTTTAATACAAACCATATATTTTATATTAAATTCTGAAAGATATACTTATATAGTTTATCCTAATTCATATGGTAATGAGATTTTAGGCACTATAGGAATGGATAAAGATATAGCAGAAAGTGAGCTTAAGCGTAGAGTTAAAGAAGCATTAATACAAGATGATAGAATCAAGGATATAGCAAATTTTGAGTTTATATATGATGGAGACAGTGCGTTATTAAAATGTACTGTTTTTTCTGTCTATGGAGAATTGTATATAGAAAAGGTGGTGAGATAGTGTTTGAGGAAAAAGAAGAAGATATATTAAGGAGAATGATGGATAAGGTTCCAAGTAGTTTTGATAAAAGAATTGGGAGTAGTTTAATATATAATGCTTTAGCTCCAGCAGCCCAAGAAATATCAAAATTGAGAAGTGATATGGATAGATTTTTAAAATATGGTTTTGCAGATCCAGACATACCAGATGAATATTTGGATTATAGAGCTAAGGAACATGGGCTTACAAGAAAACCTGCGGGTTATACAATCAAAATAGGAATATTCACAGATTCAGAAGGCAATTTAATGGATATACCGCTAAATTCCAGATTCTCTATAGAGAAGATTAACTATAAAGCATTTGAAAAGATTGAAACAGGTAAATATAAAATGCAATGCGAATCTATTGGGGTTACAGGAAATTATCCTAATGGTGCTATATTACCCATAGAATATATTGAAAAACTTGGTTCAGCTTCTATTAGTGACATAATACTTGAAGGTGTAGATGTTGAAAATAATGAAAGTTTTTATAACAGGTTTATAATAAAAGTACAAACTCCTGCTACAAGTGGGAATAAGTATGAATACTTAAACTGGGCACTTAAAGTTCAAGGAGTTGGAAATGCTATTGTAAAACCTTTATGGAGTGGGCCAGGAACAGTAAAAGTACTTATAACAGATTTAGCTAATAGAACTCCAACAGATGAACTGATTTTAAATGTAGCAAATTATATAGCGGAGCAAAGACCTATAGGTGCAACAGTTACAGTTGCAGGAGTTCAAGAAACAAACATAATCATTATCGCTACATTAATTTTAGATGTAGGTTATAGTTTGGCTGATATAAAGGAAAAGATAATTGCTAGTATAAATAACTATTTCAAATCTATTAATTTAAAATCAACTATAGTTCGATATAACAGAGTTGTTAATTGCATTTTAGATATACCAGGTGTTATAGACTATACAAATATAACTATAAACAATCTAAAACAAAATATTGATTTAGGTGAAGATAACATTCCGATTCTAGAGAGCGTGGTGGTGGATATTGCTACTTAAAAACTGTGTGCCGGCATTTATAACAGAAGATGTTGAGGATTTTAAAATTATCTATGAAATACAGCAAGAGGAAATTGATAAGCTAAATTTAGAAATAAAGGAAGCTCTTGCACAATTCTATGTTAATAAATCAACTTGGGGGATAAAAGATTGGGAAACTTTTGTTGGTGTTATATCTGATAGCTCAAAGGTACTAGAAGAAAGACAGGCAAGAGTAATTGCAAAACTTAGAGGGCAAGGAACTTCAACAGTAGAAGCTATACAGAATGTAGCACAAAGTTTTGTAAAAGACGATAAAGTAAATGTCATAGAGGATAATCCAAATTCTAGCTTTATTATAGATTTTAATTCAGACAAGGTTAAATATTTATCTGATATAGAGAATGCAGTTGATGAAATAAAGCCAGCTCATTTAGATTATAAGATATCTATTACGGAGGAAAAGACTTTATTGATGGAAACTAAAATTAAAGAATATCCTTATCCCTGGTATATGTGTGGCACATTCTTATGTGGAACTAAGCCAGATATAGATAATTTAGTGACTAAAGTAATAACAGAACTTAAGGCAGATAC